TTAGGATTCCTGGGGCAAAGAGAGAAGACAAAATGCAAAGCCTATTATGGTTTTGCAAAGGAGGAAAATGATAGAGCCAGCAGTAGCACTTGGTATCAAACCGAAGACGGACGAGTGGCCGCCGATTAAATCTTATGCACAACTTGTTAAGGAAGACTTGCCCGCACCAGAGACACTAATTGAGGGAATGCTGCACCGAGGCGGGAAGATGTTGCTGGGCGGAGGAAGCAAGGCGTTTAAGAGTTGGAGCTTGATTGACCTAGCCTTATCACTACACGCTGGCGTGCCTTGGTGGGGTCAGCAGTGCAAGATGTCGCGGGTGTTGTTTATCAATTTCGAGATCCAAGAGTGGTCGTTCCGCAATCGTTTGGCCGATGTTATCAAAGCCAAAGGGCTGGAAGATAAGGCCGATGACTTTGATGTGTGGACGTTGCGAGGTCACGCTGCCGACTTGACTCTCATCCGTCCTATGATCGAGAAGCAGATTGAAGGTAAGGGCTATCAAGCGATCATCCTTGACCCGAACTACATGCTGATGGGTGAGAGGGATGAGAACAGTGCGGGTGATATGTCATCACTGATGAACGAGTTTGAGTACCTAGCCACACGCCACAACTTGTCGATAATACTGTCACACCACTTCTCCAAGGGCAACAAGTCGGGTGCAGAGTCGATTGACCGCTTCAGTGGGTCGGGCGTGTTCGCCCGTAATCCAGATACGTTGGTCGTTCTGACTGCCCACGAGGAGGATGAGAAGACTTACACTTGTGACATCACACTGCGTAACTTCCCGCCAGTAGATAGCTTTGTCGTTCAATGGCATTATCCGCTGTTCCAAGCCAACTTTGCACTCAACCCAGACAAGCTAAAGAAACCAGGCGCACACAAGGCGGTTGACGATAAAAGGTTCTTAACTGAGATGGGTAGCAAGCAGTGGCAAGCTGGTGATTTATGTCGTCATATCATTGAAAAGCTGGAAGTATCGGAAAGTACGTTTTATAGGTATCTAAAACGCCTTCATAAAGCTAACAAGATATTGTCTGACAGCGGCTTGTATATTGCCAATCAGACCGCTTTCTAATCCACTTTCAACCCACTATCATTTATAGAGCAGTCAGACTCCTTATATATATAAGGAATAATTCGCGAAGGAAAAGTAGGAACAGGACTCCTTAGTCCGTCCTGTCCCTACTACGCTACGCTATTTCCGTAGCGTTCTCCTAAATGAACAAACAGGGCTGGCAGGGCTGGGCTGGGCTGGCTCGCACACCCTCACACCTGCCAAGGAACGAAGTTGGTTATCAGGTGCTGGGTGTGGTACAATCGTGAAATGAACAACTCAAAGCCAGGTCTATATGCAAACATTAACGCTCGCCGTAAGGCTGGCACTAGCCGTCCCAAATCTAAAAGCACCATCAGCCCCAAGGTGTGGCGGCTAATGAAAGCCAAGAAGGGCGGGTTTGAACCACGATAGAGAGCAACTGAAGGTGGCACATAAGTTTATTGCCCTGCTTCAGAGAGAGAACGCCCAGTTGCATGGCGTGCTACGTTTGCTAGGCCAATTGGTGGACGATATGAATGCCAATTGCTCCTATGAGGTCTTTGAAGTACAGTGGAATAGCCTTACAGAGCAGGTCAAGAGGCTGTCAGGCTTCTTCGAGAGCCACCAGAAGGCACTCCAGTCGCTACAGGACTCGATTCCTGACGTTTGGGACCAAGATGAGGTAGATGACCTTGAATCCTAGAGAACTGCCATGCAATAGCCCAAGGCGTACACCTGGAGGACCAAAGAAGTTTGTAGTAAGGGCTTGCAGTGGGGGTGAAAGTAAGACCATCCGCTATGGTGATCCCAAGATGACGATCAAGAAGAGCAATCCAGACCGCAGGCGTAGCTTTAGAGCTAGGCACAAGTGCGACAGCAACCCTCCCAACAAGCTAACGGCGCGTGCGTGGAGCTGCAAGAACTGGTGACGAGTACAGCCAAAAAGACGCGCCTAGATGGCTTATTTTGGCGTTTATAGCCCCGTGGCGAGGTTTTTATGTTAAAAATGAACGCGGATACCCCTAAAATTAGGCATCTAATACCAGATTATCTGTTTGGACAGAGAGGAATCTGTACTTATTGTGGCGATACGGCCAATTCAATAGACCATGTCATAGCGGTATCCTATTTTGATGACAGCATCGTAAGAAACGGCACGCTTAACTCTAAAGGGATAAGGACCTACTCATGCAAGGACTGCAATTGCGTTCTAAGTAACAAGTATTTTGAAACATTCCGTGAAAGATGTGAGTACGTCAACAAGCGAATAGAACAAAGGTTTAAGAAAATCATAAACCTACCGCCGTGGTCGCCAGAAGAATTTGCGAAACTAGGCAAAAACATTAAGGCAAGTCTTGGCGAAAAATTAAATCTAAAAGCGGTTGTACTTGAAAGATTGCGATGGCAGAGTACAAAAGAGTTCCATGAGTATTGCCAAGAAGCACGCGACTACTTCAAAACCGAAGCGCAAATCGTCAGCAAAGAATGGATGCTCGAATACTTCACACCAGGTGAAGCCATCAGAATACACCATCAAATTCAAGGTTGAGGAGCTAGGAAACCGAGCCTGCTGTTGCCGTATTGGTCGCTAGACTGCCGTTTATAGCACCCTTATAGGGCTGTTCTACACACCCCTTATAGGGCTAACGCTCCCGCGAAAGGCTACGCTACCGTTTGATAGCTGGCCTACCGTTTTCGGTCCGCCACTTTTGCCAACGCTCCCGCTGTGCCTGCGCTACCGTTTGGTAATGCTCCCGCGAAAGCTTGCGAGCCTTGCAATATCCCTTGACGCTCCCGCCCTTACGCCCCAAGCGCGAAAGGTAAGCCTTAATAATTTCTTCTTCTGTCATATTTCTATATGCTCCTTATACGCTGCGCTGCCGTTTGAATAGCTCACAAGCGTGAGCCATTGCAAGACATTCCCGCGCCAAGTGTGGTACTTATTTGCCGTTAGCAAGATCATCCAAGTACTGCTCTTCAAGATCTTTACTGCTCGGCATTGAGCGTAACCGATTTTCTTCTAATTCGACTAACTCCTCATTAGTCCTTTCGGGTCTTGCCATATATTTATTATTGTTTTTCATACGTTATTTTCCTTACAATTCCGCGCATCGTTGCGCTGCCGTTTGGAGTGGGTAAACCTATCGGTTTAATCCATCCTTTGCTTCTCCCGTGCTAAAGGAGAAGACAAGGCGGGACTACTTGCGCTTACTGCGCGGCCATACCAGCACCACGAAGCCCAAAATTAAGCAGCCATGGAGCAGCCCCAAGGCGTATATTTGAGGGGAATTCAATTGCCTATCTCCTTTCTTATTACTGCGGTCCATTCCATGCCTTCACGAATTGCCCAACGTAACGCGCTTCTCCAAGTCAAAAAGCGTGCTTGGAATTGCCCGATAGAATTGTAAACGGCGTAGGAGTGCTTGGTCATTTGCGCCTCTTTGCTTCGTCAAGTCGCATTTGATACAACTCCTCAACGCATTCTTGAATACCCATCGGATCTTCAGAGTAATAGGCTGAAGCACGATCTCCCCACCAATATCCCTCAATCTTTTTCTTGCTTGTATCGATCCAAATGTTTGGACCACCAAACGCCACAAGAATCCTCGCACCAATAAAGGTGAGATCGTTTTGCACTATCCATTGAAAATCCAACGCACTAGATAGATAATCGTATGCGTTGCAACCCTCCTCGGATTCTGTTTCGTATTCTCCACGCTCAATCGTTTGGGCAATGTTCTTGACCATATCGGCCAAGCCATTGTCATTCTTTTTCTTTGGTTCTGCTGTTGTCATTTTGTGTTCTCCTTTTTCTTTTGCTTAGTTTTTACCAAAGTACCCAATCGCCATGAATAGAGCGCAAGGCGAGAGGAATAGGATTGCCAGGGTAAGGTCAATCATGACGCATCCCTGTTGATGCAAATATCAATATACATTTTTGCACCTCGCAATGTGCGGGCAATATCTATCGTGCCGCCCGCATGATAGGCGGCCAAGTTTCTATATGTATTCCATTGCACGCCGCGAATGTCTGGATCATTGAGATAATTATTATCCCATTTTTTTACGAGCCATCCGCGATAAATATAAAACTCACCAAGTCTTTTTGTGGTGCGCTTGCGAGTGACTTTAACCGCGCTCGCTTCGGTGTTTTCCGCAGTGTGTTTTGTTCGCATATCTACAATCTATGCCATCCGCTTGGATTAGTCAATATCTTTTTTTTCAGTCAAAGTGTGGTAGAAGTAAAACTTATGGATGCACAATGCGGGACTCCATCCGCGCCGATAGAACTGCCAACGGATAAGGCCAAGAATGGCAGGCCGACTCAGTACGATGAAAAACTAGGCGCGAAGATAATAGATGCGGTACGCTCTGGATTCACGCTTGAACGGGCAGCGGAATATGTGGGCATCAATCCAGGGACAGCGCAAGGATGGGTCACAAAGCGTCAAGACTTTGGTCGGCTCATAAAAAAGGCTAGGCGTGAACATGAGATGGGATTGCTTAGGAGCGTTGAACTAGCAGGAGAAAAGAGTTGGCAAGCGCGAGCCTGGATACTGGAGAGAACGCACGGATACGCGCAACCAAGTGCGCGGCTGAATGTTACGCAAGATGTCACCCACGGAATCAGCGGAAACTTGGCCTCTTTACTCGCGGGCATCGCGGGCAGAAAGAAAGAGAAGAAAGCGGAAGTGATTGAAACACAAACACTTCCACAACCCAAAATGCAAATAGCTTCTGTTGCAACGACTTCTGCTCATAAGTCGCAAATTGAATATTGTATCAAATCTGAAACGCTAGAACCACAAGCACTTACATCTAAAACTCCTAAACCTCGTCACAAGCAAATGCGACGAAGAAAGCCAAGAGCCGAGTCACTTGCAAAGTATCCGACCACCACCACACCACCCGCCGAGCCCCCAGCCCCAGTTTAATACGCATATACCCCCCCAAATTATTGTGGCTCAAAACAAAAAGAGGTCTTAACATACACCTATGCCAAAGCCTCCCAAGCGCAGTCAAGAAGAGATACTCGAAGACCTCTCTAAACCATCTGCATTCGCATCTAATGTATTGGGCATCAATCTGTATGACTGGCAAAGAAAGGTATTACGCGATTTAGAGCCTAGAGACTGTCGCGTAGCCCTGCGTGCAGCCAACGGCTCTGGCAAGACCAGCACCGTCATTTCGGCTATTTTGATATGGCACGCGCTCGTTTACCCGCGCTCAATCGCTGTAACCACGGCAGGCGTTTTCCGCCAAGTCGAAAGCCAACTCTGGCCTAGCCTGCGCAATCACATTGCCAAGCTTGGTGGTGCTTGGGAGGTCACATCTGGCGAGATCCGCTACCTCCACCCCAACGGCAACACATCACGCATTATAGGCTACTCAGCGACTGACCCAGGGCGTGCTGAAGGCTGGCATGCAGAGGACCACGAATACCATCCATTGCTGATGGTGGTGGACGAAGCCAAGACTGTCGCCGACCCACTGTTTGAGGCCATCAGCCGATGTCAACCAACTAGGCTGCTAATCGCATCCAGCCCAGGCGGGACTAGCGGTGCGTTCTATCGGGCGTTTACCAAGGAAGCCAATATGTGGCAGAAGCACGCAGTCACAGCGTTTGACTGCCCGCACATAACGCAGACCCAGATTGATGAGGTAGTCCAGCGATACGGCGAGAAGCACCCGCTGACCCGATCTATGATCTACGGCGAGTTTGTTGACATAGGGCTGGAAAGCCTAGTTATCAACCTCACCCAGCTACAGAACTGCCACAACACACCACCCCGATTCAGACCAGGTGTACGCATAGCAGGCGTGGACTTTGCAGCGGGTGGCGATCAGAACGTGATCTGCATAAGCGATGGCAACAAGATCCTGCCTATGATTGCATGGCGTGAGAAAGACACGATGGCAGCGGTAGGCAGGTTTATAGTCGAGTTCAAGAAGGCTGGGCTGGAAGCAAACAACATCTACGCTGACGCGAGTGGCATGGGGATGGTTATGTGCGATGCCTTGGCTGAGTCTGGCTGGGTAGTCAATCGCGTGAACTTTGGGGCTACGGCATACGACAACAACGCCTATACCAATCGGTCTGCCGAGATGTGGTACAACATGGCAAAGAAGATTGAGGATGCTGAGATCATATTGCCAGAGGACGAGGACTTGACGGCACAGTTGACTTGCAGGCGTACAATCACCAACAGCAAGGGCAAGCTGGGCGTAGAGTCAAAGGACTCAATGCGTGCCAGAGGCATAGCCTCACCCGATAGGGCTGACGCGCTGGCCTTGTGCCTCAGTAGCTCAAATGTCGGTCTTGACTTGACTTTCCAAATAGAACGTCCAACTTGGAAGTCACTTCAAGAAATGATGGTATCCCACGATCCCGTCATGTCTGGATTTGACGCAGGAGGATAAACACTATGAATATCTGGAATTGGATTACTTCAAATTGGCAAGAGATCGTAGCCGCTGTTGGTGGCATCGTTCTTGCTGCTCGCATCATTGTTAAACTCACACCGACCCCAGCGGACGATACGTTCTTGGAAAAGATCGTAAACTTCCTCAAGACAGTCGGGCTGAATATTAAATAATTTATTTGTGCTGCGTGCAATCCTTGAGATCATCGCAGCAGTGTTTCGCATCATTCCAGGCTGGAAAGACAAGCGAACACAAAACCTTGAAAACGATTGGAGCAAGAATCGCGAAGCTATTGAGCGTGATCTGCGTGGTGAGTCTTGGTGGTTGCGCAACAACGACACCAGTAACAAACACAACGGGAGCAGTTGAGTCCTTAATACGAGATGAAAACTATTCTTCTGTCCGTACTGCTGATCCAAAAGTACGCGCTTGGGCAAAACGCGCTTTACATTACGTCAACGATCTGTCATTTGAATTAAGCAGAGAAAGACAAAAATGAACGCCAAAGATACACGCCGATCAGATTATTACACCAGAATCATCGAAGCTCTTAACCAGCGCGAGACTTGGGAGAACCGCCAGCGGTTGTTCTATCAAGCCCGCTACTTTGGTGTACGCCGCAAGGTCAAGCCTTGGCCTACAGCAGCCGATCTTCACGTTCAGCTAATCGACAGCGCAATCGAGAAGCTAAAGCCTTCTTTCGTAAACAGCGCGATTGGCAACGACATTCTTTCCAGCTTCGTCCCGATGCGCCAGCAGTTGACTCCGCTGACCGTCTCAGCCGAGCGTTGGTTTGATTACAATATGCGTGAGCGCACAAACTTCCAGAAAGAGATTGTTTCCGTAATCGACCATATTCTTCTTTACGGACGAGGCGTTGCCAAGATTGTTTGGAACGAGGACAAGAAGCGCATTGACTTTGAGGCTATTGATCCCTTCCATATTATTGTTCCTTCCTATACCAAGGAGTTCAAAGATGCAGATTTCATCGTTCACATCATCTCAACGAGTGTCGATTCCTATAAGGCAAATCCCTTGTACAAGCAGGATGAGAACTTTATCAAAACAATTTCAGGTAAAGCCTCCAAATCAGTGGGCTTACGAAGTGAGATTCAAGACGAGATTTACAGGCGTGAGGGAATTACTCAAGAAGCTGAGAATGACCGTATTGTCCTTCGGGAGATGTACACCCCGTCCGAAGACGGATGGAAGGTTGAAACTTATAGTCCGCTTGTTTTGACCGAAGATGTACGCAAACCTTTCACATTACCCTATCGTCACGGTGAACCACCTTTCGTAGATTTCCCTTATGAAGTTACTGGTGGCGGTTGGTACAGTCCACGAGGTGTGGCCGAGATCCTCCTCCCGAATGAGAACCTCCTCAATAAATTAAAAAATAGTCTCTCTGACTATGTGGAGCTTGCCAACCGCCCAGTTTTCGAAGCACAGAATCCAATCTCGCTAAACACATCGAACTTGAAGATGCAGCCTGGGCAGATTCTGCCACAGGGCTTGAAACCAGTTCAGTTTAGCCAACCTCCATTCGACTTCCAGAAACTGATGCTTGAAGAGCGTCTGCTTTCGGAACAGCGGATGGGCAATCCAGACTTTGGTGCTGGCTCGCAGTTCCAAGTGTCGGATCGCAAGACTGCTACCGAGATTCAGGCGTTGCAGTCACAGGCAGCAGCTTCTGGCGATTTACGCAATCGTATGTTCCGAATGGGTCTAGCCCATCTCTTCAAACAGTGCTGGTCGCTTTACACGCAGTACAACAAGAAGGATTTGATGTTCCGCTATGCGGAAGAGACTGGATCGATGCCACCCGAAGGTATCCACGATGAGTATTCGATTGAGCCAAAGGGTGGATTGGATTTTATCAACCGTCAGTTTGCGTTGCAGAAAGCAGTCAGCCGTATGAGCATGTTCCAAAATAATCCTTTCATCAACCAAGGCGAACTGGTAAAGTCAGTGCTTGAACAAGACGATCCCTCGCTGGTCCGCAGGCTCTTCCAAGATCCAAACGCAGCCTCTGGCGATCAAGCTGAAGATCAAGCGACTGAAATCGCGACTATGCTTGCAACTGGATTCCCAGTCGCAATCAAGCCTAGCGACGATCACAAAGCGCATATAT